TTAAGGCTTGTTCTTCTGTGAGTGGTATTTATAAGTTCGGAACACGATAGCTGTTATTACAAGTCCTATTGTATACGCAATTGGTATAATCAACATTAGGGCAAATAATGATATTTTTTTTGTGTAGAAAATGAAAATTACTCGTAGCAATATTGTGGTTGCAACTATAGAAAAAACTATTATTTGTTTCTTCATATATGCCTCCTTGCTTTTTTCCTATATTTTACCATGAAGGGCCGTGTTATGCAATGAAAAATATTTTTAATCATCGTGTAATTTCTGCTTTTATGGTAGTTGTTCTTTCAGTTTCTGCTATTTGTGTTCCGGCTTCTGCTTCTGGTTTAGCTGATATGGACAGTGTTGGTCAATGGGATTCAAGGTTTAATACTGTTGCAATGCAGATTAGTTCTATTGCGTTATCTGCTTTATGCGAATTTTTTGGTATTCCTGTTGAATCGTCTCCGAAAAGTGTTGCTTGGGCAACGTTTGACACGGCTATTACCAATTCTGGAACTGGCGAAGTTTCTTTAGACCGTTTGTATGATATATGTGCTGTCTATAATGGTTATTTTAATAAGTCGGTAGAGCAAAGTCTTTTTTCTTTTGGATCTTATGCTTCAAATCTTCATGGTCAGGTTTTTGCTTCTTTGCTTGGTATTCCTGCTGTTAATTTTGTGGTTGAATGCCATCCTTCATCTGGATTTTACCGTATTAAGGAAAAATCTACCGGTCTATGGGTTGTCAACTCCTCTGGTCTTTATCCTTTCTGTTGGGGACTTAATGAGGCCCCCACTTCTGGCGGCAATCAGTGGGTCGGTGAACGTTCCTGCTCCACTGCTAAAACCAATATGAAGAACCTCGACACCCTTAACCTCCTGTGCAACAAAATCAAAGAATCCGGCACACCCTGCCAAATCCGCGCCCTCGGCACCCAGTACAAAGCTATCTGGTATAACTATCAATATTACTGTGACCCGGAAGGCCGTCCTTTCGTCTGCTATGCCAATGAATCACAGGCCGCAGTTAATCAAGACCGCCCGGACACCACCGTCACCGATGAAGACGGAAAACCCGCAAAGGATGAAACCGGCACGGTCATTAATAACCCGGATAACTCCACGAATATTGACCTTTCTGGTATGACTATTACGCTGCCAAACGGTGAAGTACAGGTTGCTGACGCTGTGATTTATGACGAATCCACAAAGACCTATTATATCGACAGTCACGACACGACTAACAACTATGTTACCTATAATTATAGCTGGACCTACAACATCAACTATACCAGCATTACCTATATAGGCCAAACGGAACAGTATGACAAATATTATAAAGTCTACTATGAACTTCCTGACGGTCGGGACAGTGCCGATTTAACCCCGGAAGATTTGGAGCAGTTGAACGTTAGTGTTGATTGCATCGGCTACGCTCGTTCCGCTGATGATGTTGCGTTACGTTCCCTCTATCATTTTGACGGCGATACCCGCGATTCTTCCTATTGGAATTACTGTACTAATTTCAAATGGTACAATGGCGCAAGTCTCACCTATATGGATGCTGGCGTTTTTAATGGTGCCTTGTATCTCGATGAAACGGCGCATGACTTTACTATTACTCTGCCCTCTGCAATCGGCAGCGCGGATTACTCTTTGCAGTTCCGTTATTATCAAAGTGCTACGGCAGCACCGCAAACAGACAGTTATATTATGGTAGGCGGTCAAAAAGCGTTTCAATTTAACGGCGGCTATTATTTAGATAGTGCTGGTACTTCTATTGCCCAAACTTCCACCGGCTCATGGAATGAAATAGCTCTGATTCGCAAGAGTGGTGCTTTGTATTTTTATATTAACGGTGTGAGGTTCCGAAGTGTTGCCCAGTCTGCAACCTTGACGAATGCCCTTCAATTTGTGTTCGGCAGTTCCCAACAAACTTATAAATATTTTGATGAATTGCGTTTTACAAATTATGCCTTAACGACTGCAAGCAATTACACCTGTACCAGTGTACCCTATGACACTAATCTGTCTTTAGTTTTGCCCAATAGCGTTACTCCAATTGCTGACGAATACGTATCATGGACCAATTCTCCTGATATGTTAAAAACTTATAATTTTTGTCAAGCTAATATTAATGGTATATGCTATCCGGAATATCCATCTGGAATTGTTACCCCATTCTATCTATGCAAAAAAGCGCAATCTTATAATTACTTTATAACGCCAGCAACAACAGGGTCTGTTTTTTATGCTTCAGCGGCTGCGAATGGATCATATGAGGACGGAGCAGGTCTTTTGTTTAGCCCGGGTAATGCAGGCTTGGCGGCTGGGAACTATGATCTGATTATTTACGATGAAAACAGAACGCCACAGAGGTTGCCATTTACTTATTATGGGGCTGGGAGTGGTGTAGCTGTCAATGCACCGTCTACTGCTAAATTTGCTACAAAAGTCTTTAATAGTTCTTATGTTAATATTACTTTTGGTTATGCAAATACTGCAATGTCAACAGTTATCACGCGCGTGGATGTTGTGTCCCGAAATGGAGCTGCTTCGGTTGGAACCCTAGTGACTGGCGTTGTTCCCATCCCAACAGACCAGCTTTCAAAGGCTACATTAGCCGTAAAAACTGATCTTGCTATTACTAATCGTCAGATCGGTGGCGTGCGTCCCGCTTATCCAGAAACCGGCCTAGTATGGGCTTTGGTGGAAAATGGTGTTATTCAGTCTTTGCAGATTTATAACGGCTCTGCGTGGGAATCTTGTGACGGTCGCATCTGGACGGGTGAACGTTGGGTTCCGTATAGCAGTTACAATATTATCACGCTTCAAGACTTCTACGATGTAGCGGACGCTTCTGGCGGCAGCTACGAGTACATATACACGGAATCCGGCTTCTGGGCTTGGTGGCAAAAGTCATGGAACGCTTTCACAAATAAGCTGTTCGCGGCGCTGAGTTCTGCCGGTATGGATACCAGCGGCGGAACAAACCCGGATGGAACCGGCAAAAGCCTTTGGCAGCGTATCAAGGACGCTTTCAATGATACGCTGGGCGCCTTAATCGAAGCCCTTTTTGACCTGATTAAAGAAGTTCTCAAGACTTTGATTTCCTCGGCTACGGATATGCTTAAATTCTTCTTCGGCCTACTAACCGATGCTGTTTTAGGTGTGTTCAAATCGTTCTTTGACGCTTTTAAAGATAATTCTCTGTTCGACTTCTTCAAGCAGCCGCCCATAGTTGGCTCAGACGGTACGCAAACAGACGGCGGTTATGGCTTGCCCAGCGAGGTAGGGACAGGCTTTGCATTTATCAGCGGCGTGATTATGGTTTTGCCGCCTGACCTCCGTTCCATCCTGTTTTTCGGTCTTGCCGCTATGGTGCTGTTTGGTGTCCTAAAGCTGGTGAAAGCGTAACACAAAATAGCAGCTGCGCCAGCTGGCCCGGCCCGGTCAACTGTGTTACAAAAGGAGGGTTCCCCATGTTTCAAGTCCTGTTCCTGCTGTTCGGCTGGCTCCCCTCGCCGCTGAACGTCCTTTTTGAAGGCGCATTCGCAATCTTTCTTGTGTTTGTGCTGATAAAGTTTATTAAAGCCGTTCTCGACATGATACCGTTTATTTAAGGGGGTGGTGCTGTATGGAAATTGTATCTGCCATTGGAACCCTTCTAACTGACGTTTGGGGTCTGTTTCAAGGCGTACAGGTTCCCGGTCTTGGTATTTCCTTTGCATCGTGGTTTATCGTCTTGTTGCTTGCTGGTCTGTCTATTCAGCTGGTTTCTTATGTTTTCGGCTTCGGTGGCAGCGGGACGGGTTACCGCTCCGGGCAGAGCCGAACCAAACACATATCTGAAAATCGAAAGAGTGATGAAAAATGAAGCGTTTTCTAGTCCTGCTCATGGCCTTGTTTCTGCTGGTGGTTCCCGCCATGGCGGAAGAATTACCGTCGGATTCTTCGGCAGGTGCAACGTCTGAGGAACCAACGGACCCCGTTACTATCGACACCACAACCACAAAGGAGGAGGACGGCGTAATTGTCAATGTTACGATTGCCCAGCCTGAAACGGCTGCGACTTCATCCGCTGAAAGCGGTGCTGCGAGTAGCGAGGAAGCTGCTGCATCTTCTACGGAAGATATTCCGGTGGTTCAGATGTTTTCTACTTCATCCCCGGATTTACTGGCGGCTGGTGCGTCTGCTGACGGCTCTACGGCTATGGCTGACGTTGTAACGGCTGTATTCGGAGAGTATCACCGGCAGACGTACACGGTCACACACTACGATTCCAGCGGTAATGTGATTGCTACATCTACGGAGTTCGTTCCCGGCCTTGCTGGTCTTGACTATGCGTGGATTGCCGGTGTATCCCTGTTTGCGTTGGTTCTCGCCGGTTTCCTGCGCCTGATTGGAGGTTTGCTGCGGAAATGACTGCAATGATTGATTTCTCTGTTGCCATGCTTCAAGCGCTGGCAAATTTCCTTGGTTCTGAGCCAATTTTTTACTTGTTCGGTATGATCTGCTTTTGCTTTCTCTGCAAGGCGGTTAAGACCCTTATGACGTAACACAAATATTTGTCCGGAGCGCCGGCAGCTGAAACTTAATTGTGTTACATAATTTCTATCTCAACGGCGTTAGCCGTGAGAAATATAACATCTTTTGAAAGAAGGTTTTATTGAGACTAATACCATGACTACCCTGCTGACCAGCGTTGGCACTGTCCTTTCTTCCGCTACAACTTGGGTTGGTTCCATCGGAACGATGATTGTTGACAACCCTATCCTCCTGATCTCTTGTGTCTTGGGCCTGACCTTTTCGGCCATTGGCGTTTTCAAGGCCCTGCGCCACTAATCCAGCACAAAAGGGGGAGGACGCACGCCAGCGGAGCGCGTGCGCCCTCCCCCGCACTTTATGAATGAGGTGATTTCATGGTCTGGCTGATCGTTTTATATATTCTTTACCGCTGGCTTTTCCCTCGCAAGGTTCCCCATGTTCTCAACGTTTATTTTGGTGTTCCCGGCAGCGGTAAAACCACCTTTGCGGCTTATCTCACAAAGCGGAGCATGAAGCAGTCCCGTGTGATTACATGGGCGCAGAAGCATCGCGGTAAATTCTCGGTGTGGCTGCTGGCTTCAAAATTCTTCAAACGTTGTACGCCGGTTTATTCCAATGTTCCCATTACCGGCGCTTTCCAGTTGGAGCCGCAAACCGATATTGGAAAGTACATGATTGCTGGAGGTAAGGTTATCATTGACGAGGCCGGTATTGAGTACAATAACCGTAATTTCAAGAGTTTCCCGAAAGAAGCGATTTACTGGTACAAGTATCATCGTCATTATGAGTGCAGCGTGGACGTATTCAGTCAAAGTTATGAGGATATGGATATCACTCTGAAACGTCTAGCACAGAACTATTTCGTTGTGAAAAAGTCTCTGCTGCCGTTCTTCATCGTCTGCAAGAGTATTAAGCGGAAGATTGGCATTGACGATACTACGCACCAGATTATAGATCAGTACTATTTCGGCTTGCCTATCATCGGTACAAAGTGGGTATTTAGTCCTGTCCTCTGGAAGTTGTTTAATAGCTATTCCCGGAAAGAATTACCCGAAAAGGCTTGGGCTATCTGGTAAATTAACGGAGGTATTTTTATGAGTGATTTAATTTTAGCGGCTGTTATTGGTCTTGTTTTTGGTTGCATTGGTTCTGCTCTTACTCTTGCTTTTCATAAGCGTAAGCATAACGGTGATTGAAGCTGTAACACAAATTTTCACGCCTGGCGCACGTACCTGCAGGAAAAATGTGTTACATAGTAACCTCTAAAGCAAATTCGTTTGGTGTCAGCCAGTACAGAGACTTTCTCGGATAATCATTCATCCATCTTTGACATTCTTTAATTTCCTCTTTGCTGACCTTGCTAAAATCTGTTCCTTTGGGGAACCAACGGCGAACCATGCGGTTGTGGTTCTCGTTGGTTCCCTTTTCCCATGCCGCATAGCTGTGGCAGTAGTAGATTGGACAGTTTACAATTGCTTGTAATTCTTCGTATTGAAGAAATTCAGAGCCGTTATCTGTTGTAATGCTTTTAAACTTTACACCTTGCCTTTTAATCTCTTTTAGCGCTTCTCTCACCGTTTCCGCTTTTTTATCTTTCAGTTTCTGGATAATTTCAGATTTGCCGGTTCGTTCGGTCATGGTCAGCACGGCCCCGCTCCCCTTGACACAGGAGACAACCAGATCCATTTCAAAGTGTCCCGGTTCCTCTCGGCTGTTGATATAGTCCGGCCTGTTGGTGATAGAGGGCAAGTCCGGATGTGCGATACGCTGCACAGGATGATAACCCGGCTTCTTTTTCTTGGATTTTTCGATTAAATCCCGGTTCCGCAGGTGAAGGAATACCTTTTTTGTGATATAGCTGTATAGAGTTGATACGCAAATGGTTGTTTTAAAGCCGTCTTTTTTGGCCTGTGCCAATGCCGCCGCAGGTGAAAAGCGTTTGCGCTTGTCACCATTGCCCAGCATTTTCTTTTCCAGATATTCAGCATATGCCCGGTCGTTTCCAATTTTAAGCGGTCTTCCCTTGGCTGTCTGGGCGAATTTGTGCCGCTGCTCTGCTTTGTGGGCGGAGTAGCGCTTTTCGTCCCACCATTCGCAGGTGTGGACATACGTCCCGGTTTTTAACTCGTTGTAGATGGTCTGGCGGCAAAATCCCAGTTGACGGGCAATCTCGGCAACTGGGACATGGGCGCGGTGCAGTGCTTCAAGCTGTTCTCGCTCGTCGTGAGTCATATAGTGCTGCTTTTTCATCATGCGTACCTCCAATAGTAGTTTGGATTGAATACGTGATATTAAACAGTGCAGCCACGGCACGGGGCCGTGGCTGTTATTTGCTGTAACACAAAGTAGCGGCTGCGCCAGCCGGCCGGCGCTCCTGGTCTGTGTTACATTTCCGTTTCTGAAATCGCTTTTGCTCTGCGTTCAACGATGCCAAAGTAAAATTTTGCTTCTTGAATATTCTTTTCCAGCTGCCGTAATTCCTCCGTGGCCTTTTGTAGATTGTACAGCCGTTCCCGCTCTTGCTTGATTTCAGCTTCTATGCTCTCTAGTGCTTTTTTCCTGCTTTCCAGCTTGTAGAAGCAGAAAAGCACAAGGCTCTCAAACTTTTCGTTTAGGCTGGCTCCCTCCTGTGCTTCCAGAATGGCGGCGATTTCATCGGAGTAGCGGAAACTCCGCAGGTTGCTTTTAGGGCTGTTTCCTCGCAT